TCATCGACGGCTCAGCTTGTAGAGCTGCTCGTTGTCCCGCTCCAAATGCGCGACGCGCTCTTCCAGCGTGCGGATGCGTTCCGCCTGGCGCTGGTTCTCGCTCATCATCGCGCGCATCACGAGGACCGGCACCGTCTTCGACTGGCGGTTGGCGATCAAGCAGTTGGCGACGAGCTTCGCGTACTCCGAATTCTCGGCCGGGCTCGCGTCAGCATCGAAGGCGAGCACCCGCGCTTCGCGTACATCGCGAGGACCCGGGTACCGCGTGGGCGGGATCTCGGAGCGCTTGAGCAGCTGCGTGAATGCCTGGCCGGAGTCGAGCGCGACATACACCACCTCGCGCACGTTGGCCAAAGAGGCGGGACCATCATAGGTTGAACGCAGCGGGTATCCGTCCCCGCGCACGTCGCAAGGCGTGGCCCTCGTCGAGCCTTCCACCTCGGCGGGGGCGCTTTGCTTTTGGGGCGCTCGGGTCGTGATCATGCGCGGCAGAGGGCAGGGCGTGAGGAGGCATCGCGGCGAGCGATCAGCACGTCGCGGCGCGCGGCGATGAGGCGCGCGCAGAGGCGTTGGGTTTCACTGAGGTGCTGCGTGGTCTCGGCGATCGCGGCATCGAGCGCGGCGAGGTCGCGCGTTTCAACGGCGCGCAGTGCGGCGGCCTGGGCGACGTCGGCGTCGGCCTGCTCTTTCGTCTCGCGGGCCCAATGGGCGGTGAGCGACTCGACCGGCAACGCACGCAGCGAGCAGATCCAGCCGGCGACGTGCGCGGCAAAGGCAAAGAAGCGCACGTCCGTGACCTGTGGCGACGCGGCGATCGCGCGCACGGCGGCGCCGACGGTCGCAATGCTCATCGGGCGCTGGTCTTCCTTGCGGCCGATCTCGTAGAACAACTCGCGCGGGGCGGGGACCTGCGGGCCGCTGTGCGCGACGAGGTCAATCTCCGTACGGAGGAACTGGTCGAACTCCAGCCCTGTGGCGCGCAACTGGGCGCGCTCCGCTTCGCGTGCGCCGCCGGCTTCCACACCGCGGCGCTTGGTCTGTGTTTTCATCTTCCGTCTCCAAGGGGATACTGCAGGTGCGTGCGAGAGGCACGCGGGGGAGGTGCTACGCGGCGGCCGCGTTCAGTTCCGGAGGGAAGAGATCGTCCAGCGGCACTCCGCAGGCTTCGGCGATTGCTTCCTGCACCCGCCGAGACGTGGATCGTCCGGTGATCACCTGCGAAACCGCCTGCTTGGTGATCTCAAGGCGTTCCGCGATTTCCAGCCCAGTTACGCCCGCTTCGAGCATTGCCACCTTGCGACGCGTGATTAGTGGCGCAACCTTGCTTGACCGGTCTACGTGTGGATTCTCGTTGGGCATTCCGATGCTCGGTTGGATTCCCTGTTCTCCGGTACAGTTTACCGGTTGACCGGTACAGTACCGGTTTACCGGTAATCTGTCAAGGACCACTTCGCCACATGCCCGAACAGTCCGTCTCTCAGCAGGTCGGTCGTCGCATCCGTGAGGCGCGAGAACGCGCGAAGCTCACGCAGCAGCAGCTTGCCGATCATGTCGGAGTTACCAAGAACACCGTGTCGGAGATCGAGCGCGGGCGTGATACGAGCGTCGCCCTACTTGCTCAGATGGCGCAGGTGTTGGGTGTGGCGACCGCGGATCTCGTGCATGTGCACGAGATGACGCCGCCTCCGGCCGAGGGGGCGTCATTCGACTACTGGGTGGGGAGGTGGGAGCAGCAGACTATGCACTTCCGTCGACTCCTCGCCGACCAAGAGGAGCTGCTCTCCGTCATGAAGGACCGGTCGAACCTGGGTGCCGTCGCGCGAACCACAACACCCGTCGAGATCGCTAGGCAGACCGCGTCAGTAGAGCTTTTTGGGACCGCTCCGCCATCTGAATCTTCCCGTCCAGAAACAGGTGGAGCAGATCTGAATAGACCACCTTCTCCGCCCGGTAGCCGTGGCGCACGCACTGATCCAGTGACGACGTAAAAACGATCAAGGTGTGCGTCGGATGCCCCGGCCACACCGTAAGCACATCGCCAGCTGCGGCGGGGATCGGATTCATGAAGGGCCGCAGCACGCGGCAAACAATCGAAGGGGCGTCGAGCATTGCAGTCAGTAGCAGGTTCGGCAGTAAACCGAACCGAAGGATAGCCGAACATCTGACAATCGGCAGAGCTTGCCAGTAACTGAAACGGACGCCAGCGGCCCAAGCGCTGCGAGGCGCTGCTTCACGCGCTATAAGTGACGAACCGGCGACAGGAGCCGGGACCAAAGTGGAGGATGCGATGCGGATTGCTTTGCAAGTTGCGGCAATAGGTCTACTGATCCTTGGTGCTCTCGGATGTAGTGAGTCGACTGAATCTGGTGAAGCGGCTCAGCGCGGGGTTCTGGCAGCCTTGGATTCTCTCAACCGTGCAGAGAAAGCTGAGCGTCCGTTCGAATCGGCTATCGTTGCCGTTGGAAACTCCACCGTTGAGGCCTCGTTCAACCTCGAGTGCACCGACCGCGCAGAGACTCTTGCCACGTTGCTGCTACTGGGAGCTGACGCGGGTAAAGCCTTCGTTTCCACTGCGGCCTCGCCGGTTACCACACGGGTAATCACGCAAGTCGACTCATCGGCTCCGGTAGACGAGCGCTGGCTCGTTGGTGGCGTCGGCGATGTCGTGGCTTACTCACCGGCGCCTGTCACGCTCGGCCGAAGAATGCAGGGGGCGAAGCGGGTACGGATCTCGTTTTGGCCGTATGGCGGCGATTCCACGATGATCGACCTCGACGTAAGCAGTGCTGCCGTTCGCCTTTATGGCGTGGCCCGAGACTGCCGGTGGCCAGAGTGAGCGCGCGCAAGAGGTAGCCGAAGGTTTGCCGTATAGACCATCTGGTGTTCACGTTCCAACCAATCACTTGAGTAGGTGACTATGTCGATCATGAATGCTGCACTTGCTGAGACTCCAATCGCGATCATCGATCTTGAGACGACCGGGCTCTCAGCGGCTTCCGATCGCATCGTCGAAATCGCAGTCGTTCGGATTGAGCCGAATGCCGAGCCGCGCTTGGTGCTTGATACGCTCGTGGATCCGCAGCGGCGGGTAACGTGCAGCTCGATTCACGGCATCTATGACGAGGACGTCGAGGGCGCGCCCCTTTTTCGCGAGCTGATGACGCCACTCGCTGAGGCGTTGGACGGTGCCGTCGTCGCGAGCTTCAACGTCTACTTCGACATCAAGTTCATCGAGCAGGAGCTGCAAGCCGCGAAGGTGCGATTGCCGCTCCCGCATTTCTGCATGATGTGGCTGCGACCCGCGCTGGGCTTAGGTCCTCGCGCCTCGCTCGAGGGCACCTGCCACGCCCTTGGCGTCGAGCAAAACGCGGCGCATCGCGCCGCATCTGACGCGATGGCCACTGCAGCACTCTGGTCACAGTACCTGCGAGCCGCGAACGCCGCTGGCGTCCAGACGTTCGGTGACCTGGCCGCTGCCAAGTCGTACAAGTTTACCAAGAGTTTCTCGAGCGCTCCGCTTCGCCTTGATGAGGTCAAGGCGCGCCCGCTCTCAACCGCGTTGAAGCCACGGAAGAACCGGACGTTCGATCAGGAGCGCGCCATTCAGCGCGCCGAGTGGGCCGCTCAGGATGCACTGCAGACGTACTGGGAGGCGCTGAGCTCGTGCCTAGTGGACCGCACCGTCACAGGCGAGGAACTCGCGCATCTTCGCACGCTTCAGCAGTCGCCACACTTGTCGCCGGATCGTATCCGGTTCGCTCACGGTCGCGTGTTTGCTGGCCTGCTTGACGAGGCCACAGCCGACCGGAAGATCGATGCGGCCGAGGTAGAGTGGCTTGCACACGTGCACGGCGTGCTGACCCAGCTCGGCTGGGCGCCAGGGGACACGGAAGGCATCCAGCAGCTTGCAGCCCCTCAGGCGACTGTTCCATCACCCGACAATCGCGAACGACGCATCGAGCTACTCCCGCCAGAACGTGGCTGGTGGGATCGCCTCTTTGGGTAACTCAAAACTCGCTAGTGCCCGCCTTGTCACCACCCGCATTGCCGCCATGGCGATCATCGGAAGTTTGGCCATCAGGTAGACTGTCGTCGGATTTCCGATGGGTGAACGCGCGCACGAGGTAGGCGAGCGAATTCGCTTGGTGCGCGTCGCGGCAGCGTACCAGACGGCCGTCGATCTCAAGGAGGTAGACCATGCTGGAAGATTGGCGTGGGGCGTCAGCAGGGTGTCAGCTTGACGCCGATGAACGCTGGTACACTCAGTGTGATGATCGCGCGCATGAACACTGTTATCGCTTCGGACTGACTGCGGCTCCTTCCCAATAGCCGCTTGCGTCCTATTCGGTTTTTCATTTGTAACGGTTTTCGGGTGTCGCGCCTGACGCGGCGCGAAAATCCGTCGGTGAACCACGACTTCCGGTGGTTTTGCCGGTCTTTCAACGCCGCCTATCGACGTTTCAGGCGCTTTTCGCGCGCACGGCGCGTACGGGACGGAGTGCCGCGTCAGGCATTGGTCAAGGTTGACCGGATTTTCGGATCGTGGTAGGCTGCGGATGAGTCGAAGCACGCGAAAGCGGGCAACGCAGCACTCGACTCATTGGCCAAGCGCCAGCGTCCATCTCAAACAGCCCTCGATACCGGAGCGGACGGAAGACTACGCTGCGCCTGCTTTGCATCGAAGGGGAGGACATCGCCAATGTCGTATTCGAACGTTTTGAAGGCGATTACAACGTCGCGGATTTTGAAGCGACCGTGATGCGCGTCATTAAGGGCTTCGACGCCGAGGTACTCGCCTCGCTAAATGCAGACCGATCCGGCTTGGAAGACCTGCTTCGGAGTTTGCCGGTAGACCCCGCTGATAACGTGATTAAGAATCGATCCAAGCGTCGGCGTCGTGGAAAGGATTCCTCTTGATTTCTACCACCTAGGCCCGAAGCGCCTTACCAGCCTGTCAAACGCGGCCACTCGTAGCCGCCACAGTCGGCCCTCTCTCGCTTCCTCGAGGCTCTCGCGCAGCAACTGATGCGCGAGAGCACTCGGGATCAGGCGCGTGACGACATGGTAATCATGCTGCATCGCCGGCCGACGATACGCAGGCGTCAGTGGACTGCCGATCAATCCCCAGCTCCACGCGGGTGCCGTCAGACCGTCGCTCCGCGTGAGACGAGGAGTGATGTGCTTCACGCCGCGACGGTCGACGTAGCCAAGGTTCTCCGGTAGTTCGACGTCGCGTGTGCCTGGCAGCAGGTGCATGACTGGATCGTTCAGCCAGTATCCACGATGACCGGTGCTCACAATCCCAACCGATACGCAACGTTCACGCGCCAGATCACGCCGGCGGCGACAGGGCAGACCACGGTCGTATTCGTGCCGAGCGCGGTGGCGGCAAGCCCCGACCCGCCGAAGTCGAGCACGACCTCCTTGTCGTCACCCTGCAAGGCGGCATCGGCGCCGAAGGTCAACGCGGGGTTGCCCGGCAGGTTCGTCGTCGTCACGACGGTGGGCGCCGCCCCAGCGGTGAGCGCGACAGAGGCCGATCGTGTGACCCGGATAAAGTCGATGACGTGCCGAAGGCCGGCGACGGCCGGCAGCGTGGCGGTGACTGCGGCGGCGGCGGCGCCTGTCGCCGTGACAAACAGCGTCCCCCCGCGTGCCGCAATTGCGGTGTTCAGCGGGTCGTTGGGATCGCTCGTGATGGTAATGCCAGCCGAGCCCGACGAGAACACACTCGCGCGCACGCGCAGCGCACGGAGCTGGCCGACCGGCACCGAGTACACGCGCTGCGTGTTGGCGGCGACCAGCGCGTCAATCAGCAGCGGTTGCCCCGCCGGCGGGATCGTGCCGCCGACGCAACCGGGAGAGTACGGATACGCGACCACATTTAAGTAGCCCGCTACCTCATCGCCCAACCCGGTGAACTCGAGCGTGCCGATGAACGCGGTCGAGTTCACGAACACCAAAGCAGTCTCGTCGCCGTTGAGAGGCAACACGACTTCGGCGTTCAGTGCGCCGATGTCGCCGCTGATCTCGCGACGTTCGCGGACCGGAATCGCGTTGCCGTTGCCATTGTGAAGGACAGGCATGGTTACCCCAAGGTGTATGTGATGGTGAATGCTCCAGCGATCGGCCCGGCGTGCGTGATGACGCAGCGCACGGCTCCGGCCTCGCAGGTGGCAAAGAGCGTGTAGCCTTCCAACCATTCGAGGTCGTGATCGTCTGACGGCGTCAGCGACGCGAGCACGCGCGTGGATGGGGTCGCGGCCGCGTCGGCGATAGTGACCACGGCGCGTCCGTTCTGCGCTGGCGTGACGTTGACGGTGGCGCTTCGCATTTCTGCCACGCCCGGCGGCCCTTGCGCACCCGTCGCCCCGGTCGCCCCCGGCGGTCCCTGCAGCCCCGTAGGGCCTGTCGGCCCCGCGGGTCCGGGTTCCCCTTGAGGACCAGCCGGCCCCTGTGGCCCTTGGACACCCACGGCGCCGGTTGCACCCGGCGGTCCGCCAGGTCCTTGCGGCCCCTCTGGTCCCGGAGTGCCTAGGTAGCCTATCGGGGTCAACTCAATGACAGGCGCCTCCTCGAGCAGCTCTACGGTAATCGGAGTCGACGAGAAGACCTCGACTTCGACACCGTCCTCGGTGAGCTCGACGATGACATCGCTCATGGCAGTCCTCTCGTCACCGGTTGCGCAACGCGCACGCGCAACCGAAAGCCAAGGTGCTGCGGTGTGGGGGTATCGGTGCGAACGCAGTCCATGACCACTTCACGCAGCTGCCAGTCGAGGCTATCGGACGACGGAATCAGCAGTTCGATCGTGTTGTCATCGATTCGAGTGATCTTGCTGTTCGCCGTCGTGAGCTCGGTGAGGACCTGCGGGCTCTGGCGCGTGGATCGCACCTGCGCCGTGAGCGCGCACCCGACAGGGAACAGCGCAGGTGACGCCACCACACGAATGCGCTGGCGCCACTCGTAGCCGGAGATGATCGGGCGACTCATCCGACCGCGTCCACGCCAACCGACGTCGAGGAGAAGGTCGCCGGAATGTTCACGGTGCCGACGCCGGGGATCGTCAGCACAATCTGGTTGTTCGCCGGATCCTTTTCGATTGCGTAGCCGTCAGCGCCGTTGGCCGCGCGCACGATGGCATTTACCAGCGCTGTGATAGCGCCGGCGGCCAGCGTCATCTGTGAACCCACGGCAGCGGGAGACGCCGGCAGGTTGTCGGTCTTCGCCTTGATCGCGGCGACCTCGGTATCGAGGTATCCAGCTACAGTAGCCAACGCCGCCGCCGTGGCCAATCCGCTCTGGAACTCCGTCGTAACGTCCGCAGCAAACTTCGCGGCCGTAAACGCATCCGTCGCGATCTTCGGTGCCGTCAGCACGCCGTCGGCCATCGCCGCAGTGCGCACGTCCATGAGATTCGTTGTGGGCGACGGAGCAACCGCCGTCACCACGATGACGCTCGTGCTATCGGGCGCCGTGCCCCAGTTGGGATCGACGCTCGCTACTCTCGAGCTGCCGACGTAACCAGCGATGAAGCGCCCCGGCTGACCTGCGCCCGTCCCTGCCACGATGGTGACCGTAGCGCCGTTGTAGAAGTCGTCCGTCGCACTGGCCGATGCCGGAAGCGTCACCGATCCTGCCGCACCACCCGTCGCCAGCCCAACAAGCGGCACGAACGCGTTGAGCCGCATGATCGAGAAATGCGCAAGCACCGCATTCACGACTTGCCCGTCGATCGTCGCCGCCTTCAGCACGACCATGAACTCGCTGCCAGCGGTGTAGAACGCACCCGTCGTCGCAATGGCCACGAGGTTAACACCGGGCAACGTGTCAGCGTCCTCAGTGTCAGTGACGCCCGTGGTCACTTCCGTGGTAAGCACCCCGTCCTTGTAGACGTGAAGCGTGCCGTTGGTCGCGCGCGTGATGGATGCACCGTTGGCACCGCTCGCATTCCACGCGAACCGCACCGTAGCGCCCTTAACGAAATCTCCGAGATACATAGTTCAGACTCCCGCGAGGCGGTTGCGTGTGAGAGGGGTCAGTAGTGCCGCATTCGTTGAGGTGCGGCTTCGAGCCTGGGTCCCACCACCACCCCCGATGGTATCCACTTCAAGCGAATCCCAGTGCCACCCAGCAGTCGCTTGATTTCCGGTGTACTCAGCCGTCTCCAAGGCGGCAGCATTGGCGACAGAAACCAGCGTGTTGGTAAAGGGGCCTAGCAGTGTCGTGCCGTTAATCGCCGCAGAGATTTGGTTCCCGTTGCACACCAGTTCGACGGTGTAATCAACGCCATTGCTGCCCGTGAAACTCGTAGTCGTGCCGAGTACCACCCACCCACTGCCGTCATTCGCGCGGAGGCGCAAAAAGCCTGGCTCGTAGGTCAGCTCATAGCCGACGTTTGACGCAACTAAAGCACGCGCATACACCTTCCACCCAAATGACGCGCTTGTGATTTGACGCGCAATGGCGCGCACGACATAATTCGCGTTTGCACCTAGCGTCGGCGTTTGGCAGATGGAGAAGGTATCGCCAGTGTTTGCGCGTGCGCGATCGGCGGTGACCTGTAGCGGAAACACACCGGGTACCGTAAGCATCGCCGACCCGACTTCTGGCGTGATGGTCGTGACATTAGTGCCATCTGCTGCGGTGAATGTACTACGCCAAATGATTGCCATACATCACCATCCGGGGTTAATGGTGGACACGGAAAAGTCGCTCCAATACCACGGACTATTGGCGGTGTAGCCGCCGTTGGCGTACCCCATGATGTAGCCCATTTGCAGCCCAATAGGTGCGCCTGCGTTTCGTTCGTCGCGGTTGTTGTGGATGTTGCAGTTCCCTGAGTCTTGAAATAGCACGCCATCGACAAACACTTGGAACCGGCCATCAAGCGCCAAAAAAGACGACGACCACCGCACCTTGACGCGCAGTTGGTGCCATGTATCAAGCGCCATTATCGTGGGGGTCACCGAACTGCTCGGCGCAACGAGACGTGTGATACCGCTCGGGTACGTCTGGGTTGGCGTTTGGAACACGTTTGTGTAATACGTGCCGGTGAATCCTGATTGGTCGATGCCAGACCCCGTGATCGCTTGCTGCAATTGGACAGCGCCATCAGGGTCCGTAATAAACGACAGGCCAATGGTCGAACTCCAGCCATATACCGCGTTCCACATTTGGAACATCTTTTTCGTGCCGGGATTCGGCGCAAAACTCGCGCCGACACGCATCCACCATTCCACCCAAATCGTTTGACCTTCGCCGCCCATGCGCCGCCCAAGATTGAAATTGGGCTCGCGGTTTGAGTCGGCGCCGCTGTTAGGGTAGGTGATTTGCAGCGCGTGAGATTTGCCAGGGCGCTTGACCGCCGTTTGCAGTTGGAACTCTCCGGGTATTTCGGTCCCGCCCCACGACATGACATCGGCAGGAATACGGGCACTATCGTCACGCGGGACGTTGCCCGTGGGTGCCCACAGCCCCGTATTCTGCCATGTCGAAGCGGCGGTGTAGCCTGATTCCCCCCCACCAGCAGGGATCGCGACCCGCGCATTCTGCCGCCTCTGCATCATCATCCCAATCGGCAGCCCGTTCATCGGTTCCTCCCGAGTAGAATGCCTGCACCGATGCCAAGGCCGGTGCCAATTGCCGCTGGCAGCTTGCACGTGCGCCACTCGAGCGCTCTGATGCGATCGTCGCGCTGCACAAGTGCGAGCTGCAGCGAGCGAACACGCGTGCTATCCAACACGAAGACGGTGTCTGTCAGCGTGTCGATCGTCGCCGTCGTGGTGCGGAGCGAATCGCAGTCTCGCGCGAGGCGGGTACACGCGCGCACGAGAGAGTCGACGGCGCCGTACTTTGCGCGAAGGCTATCGGGAACGAGCGGAGCCCAGAGGCGGACGGTGCGCACCTGCGTACCGACGCTGTCGCGGAGTCGGTCCGCGAGTCGGCGTGCGCTATCCAAACGAGTCGTGAACAACTCGCGCTGCCAGACGAGCCGGATGTCGTCAACGGCGGCGCCTTCCGCGAGGATGCGGGCTCGCTCGTGCGATTTGATGGAGCCGACAAACGCGCTGCCTGCCATCCAGAAGGTGTAGCCCAGGCCGCAGGCGGTGAGAATGCCCCACGCCCATGCTGGCACCCGTCGCAGCAGGTCTATCACCGCCATTACTGCGGTCATCGCGTAACCCCCAGTCGAAGCCAGAGTGAGTCCCGTTTTCCCTCGGCCTGCAGGCGCTTTGCCCAGGCGGGGCGTTGTGCGGCCGATTCCCACGCCGCGAACTGTCCGTGCGGTGCATCTGGGAAGCGCTTCCAGAACGCGCCAGCCACCATCCCGCAGGCTTCGTAGTGCTGGCCGAGCCAGTAGAAGAACCGCGGGTGATGCCACAGCTTCTTGCCGTGGATGACATCGATGCCGAGTGACCAGTAGTGATTGCCGGTCTGCGCGGTGGCGACGTTGGTGACGCGTGGTCCCGGTCTCGTGCGCCCCTGTGCGTACAGCCATCGCTGCCGGCGATCACTGCGGTAGGTCTCGTAGACGCGATACGGCCAGCCGCCGCGCTCGAGGCGCTGTAGCACGCAGTCGACCTGACGCCGGACTCCCACCGGGAACACGTCGAGTGAGTTGCACGGGATCGCCGCGAACGCGGTGTCGCGCCCGATGAGCAAGTGTTCCGGCCAGCACGCCTTCGGCAGCACGTGCAGCGGGTTGCCATCGGCCGTGACCACTGCCGGCGGTTGGGCGCGCGCAGTGGTGAGGAACAGCGGCGCGAGGGCCAGCGTCAGCGCGCCAACCACGAGCAGCCATGCGCTGATGCGTCGAGTGCCCTTACTCATCGCCGCATCGCCTCGCGAAGCACGTCGACCGCATCGCTCATGCGATCGCCTACGCTTTCGATCTTGACGCGCAGCTCAGCGAACCGCGCGTCGAGCTCTTCGCGGGTAATGCCGTGCTTGGTCCGTTCATCGAGCGAGGCTTTGATGGCCGCGAGCTCCTCGCGTAGCTGCTTTTGCTCACGGCCGTGCTGCTCGTCGCGCGCCCTGGTCTCGCCGATCAGGATGCCGCCTCGCAGGATGACGCCACCGATCGCCAGCGCGAGACCGGCGATGGAGATGTAGATGCCGGTCATATGCCCAGGACTCGCGTTAGCGCTGGTGTTGAGCGTGTCAGTCAGCTCTCGGATCATGGGTAGGCTTCTCCGGGCTGCGGGTAGTCAGCAAGCCACGCGTCAACTCGCGCGCTCGCAGTTTCAATGGGGATGCGACCAGGTGTGCCTTCCGGCAGTGACGTGAGCGTATTGGTCGCGACCGCCACGCCGTACTGCGTATCTGGATCGTCGAGGTTCACGTCGTCCGCCATGTCGCGGAGCTCGGCCAGCGTCCACAGCGCGGCACGGACATCGAGCGGCACGTCGGTGTTAATGCGCATGGCCGTCAGCGCGGCATACTCGACCAACGAGATGCGGGCCATGAAGCGACGCTTCGTCGTCGAGCGTCGTGTGAGCGGCACGAGATCGCCCGTGGCCGGATCGATTTGGAAGCCAGCCGGTACGCGAGCCATTACAGCACCTCCATGAGCTGCTGGCGCGTGAGTATCGCGCCGTACACCGCGAGGTAGCGGGCCAGCTGCTCGCCGCGCACGCTGTTGCCGAACTCGTTCAGGCGACAGATCGTCGCCCCGCCGGCGCCCCATGATGCGGCTGGGGTGAGCGCGGCCGATCGCGCACTCACCGTTTCGTTCGCGGCGCTGTTGCGAACCAGCCCCGCCTGCACACTCCCATCGGCGTTGTAGATCGCGCGCAGGGAGCAGCAATCCGCCGGGTTCACAGCAACGGACGACGCGACACTGCTCGTACCGTTGTAGTGCTCAAAGAGCACGGTACCATCCCCGCCGCCAAGGATGGCGAGGTAGGCGCCCGTTGCGGCGTCCGTGGTGAAGGACCAGTAGGGTGTATCCGCGATGAGCGCCGCGCCGGTCTCGATCCAGTCGAGACGGACGGTCTTCGGCCCCGTGTCCCAAAGCAGGCGACCAGTGGCGAAATCGTACATGCGCAGCGCTTCCTCGTCTCCCAGGAGCAGCGCGTCTGCCTCGCGGCTCCCGTCACGATCCCAGTCGACGCTGGTGAATGCCGGCTCCGACGCGGCCAGGGTCCCGCTGTTTCCACTCGTGTCGTGGATTGTGGCGGCACCCGAGCGCCCGACGTAGTCGGTGGAGATGCCCTCGTTGCGGCAGAGCAGCGATCCATCGAACGCGCGGTACACAATGAGCCCGCGCACGCGAAGGCGTGGCGGCCCTCCGTCGAACCGGGCGTCGAGTTGTTGGCTCCCAAGGAGCGGCCGATAGGTCATGGTCAGTCCTAGTGGGCGTAGCCGACGGCATAGGTCCACACGCCGGTGCCCGCTGACAGGCGCACCAAGCAGTGTTGATCGCGCGCAGGATCTCCGGGGCGACCCGCCACGCGCCACCAGCGGCTGGAGAGCGTCAACGAGCGCCACGCGTAGACGTTGGTCTCCACGCCCGCTGCGGTGCGCTTCGTCAGCAGGTGGGGCGCGTCGAGGCGAATGGCGAGGGTATCGCCGGTTGCGAGCGAGACCGGCAGCCCGGGCGCGTCGCGCAGGGCGAGGCGGCCGAGCAGGGCTCCGGATGGCGAGAGTACGTCGATGTCGAGGGCGCCCGTGTGCGGGCCGTTGACGACGATGCGGCCGCCAACGGGAAGGTCACCCGCGCGCACCTTGCGGGGGGTGGTGCTCAGCATCACGCGCCGTGGTTCGCGCGAATACATGGCGGTGTCAGCGCACCGAATGGTGACTGAGACCCGCCGGAGGGAAACGCGGCGCTGCATGTCGAGCACGAAGGCCTTTGCCGGCGTGACCGGGTTGACCTGCAGCGGGCCCGCGACGCCACGCATGACATTGTTCGGGGCGTGTGGCCAGCGGAGTTCAAGCTCGCCGGTCAGCAAGTCCGTGAACGCGGCCAGTGCGGCCTGCTCCTGCTCCAGTGTCACGCCAAGCATCACACACTCAAGCAGGACGTCGCGTGACTCCGTCGTCGGCAGCGAACCATACTGGCCGCCCGTGAGGCCGGTGGCCCGGCCGACATCCGGCAGCGCCCGAGAGGCGCCGTCGAGCCACCGCGATGGCTGTTGCAGCGTCACGCCGGCCACCTGCAGGGGCGTGTCGTTGATCCACAGCATCGTCGGCACGAACGGCACGCTGCCCGCTCGGGGAGCGTTGTTGCTTGAGCCGCCGGCAAAGAGCCAGCCGAAGGAGAATCCCAGCATCATCGTGGCCTCCGTGTACCGGCGGCGAGTGCCGTGGCGCCCAACAAGCGGCCGCCATCAGGGCCGACCGTGCCGAGCTCGATCTCGCTGTCACTGGTTCCCGATCGACGCGTCATCGCGGTCACGCGGGCGATGCGATCGACGTCTTCGATGTGCACCAATCCTCCGAGTGTGATACGGGGCAGCAGCGTCGGCGACACGCCGAGGGCTTGCGCGTGTAGCGCAAGGAACTCGGTGACTGTGACAGTGTCGGTCACGCGCGGGCGTGCGCCCTCGACCAAGGCGCGCGTGCCCGTGAGCTGCAGCAGCGCGGCATAGGACTCGCGCGTGTACGGCACATCATCGGCTTCGCCTTGGAAGAGCAGCGTGCGCACATGAACGCACCACCGCGTGTAGCTCGTCGGGCTGCCGCCATACACGCGCACGGTGTATTGGCCGCCCGTGGCGATCACGGCACGCGTCTGCAGGGCGACCACGCCCGGCGCCACCTCAATCAGGGCGCCGTCCTCGCCGAGGGCGGACCAACCGAGGATGTTGCCGGCGCTATCCACGATAGCGACCACAGGCCCCTGCGGCGCCATCCAGTCGAACACCGAGAGCCCGAACACCGAGAGCGCCGTGATCTGCCGTGTGCTCCCGACTGGGACGTTGAAGCGGGCCAACTCGTGTCCCCATCCCGGCGTACTCGAGGACGGCTCGCCCGTCACGCCACCGACTTGGCAGAACAGGCGCAGCACACTCCCCGTCTGCGGCTCAGTACTGGCGACCAGCTGTGGCCGTGTGATCGTGATCGGAGCCCCGTCCGCGATGACGTTGACGTTGGCCGCCTGCAGCGGGACAAGCGCCTCACCCAGCGCGTCTGCGGTGACCGTGCCCTGCGCGTACAGTGTGTCGCCGGGGATGGGCATCGTGCTACCTGATGCGGTCACCCGATACAGCGCACCGCGAGATGGTGAGCTTGGGGCGGTGTTGGAGAAGAACGCATCGTGTCCGAACAGTTCGACCGTATTCGCGCCTCCTGATACCGCCGCGTGCAGTCGCAGAAAGCCGCTTATCCAACTGGACCCGACCGGCAAGCCGCGCGCGTAGCTGCGCCCCGCAGGGATGGCACTGGCAAGCGTCAGCGTTACTCGTCCGTTCGTGCCCCAGCTTGCGGTGCCGGTGAGCGCGTACGTGTCGGACAGGGTCCACGCCAGATTGAGCACGCCCGTCGGCATCGGGTTCGAAAGGCCGGGATCGCTCGGTGCCTTAAAAAGATTGATAGTGTTGCCGACGATGCTGACGAAACGCCATTCGCCGAGGAACAGCGGATTCGGCCGGTCGGATGGGTCGACCTCATCAAAGGTGCTAGTGGCTGCGTTGAACGTGATGCTGTGACTCTTGCCGACGAACACGTCCATTTCTAGGTCGATATCGTATTCAAACTGGTCGACGATGCTGCCCGCTGCGGTGATGTCTACCGTACACGCGAAATCGCGGTTCATCGTGATCGCATCCGCGGCCGTCCAGTCTCGGGTCGCAATGTTCGCCTGTGCCTTGCACGGCAACGACATCGCGCCCGCGTTCACAGCACCGTTGCAGAGCACCGTGCGCGTTTCGCGGGTTATGCTTGCTGTCCACGTTAACCCGCTCGCCATAACGCCGTTGCTAACTATGATGGCAAACCAGTTGTTCACGGCATCGTATCCACCGCCGTTGAACCCGTTAAAGGTCGCCACGTCCTCTGGTACAATGGTGAAGTCGCCGCCGCCAAGGTTGGCAGTAACCCGCGCGCACATGAGTTGTCCATTGTTCCCGAAGTACGCAATGCGCGTCGTGCCGACGATAATCGGCGTCACATTGGTAGCAATGATTCTGACGGTGCCCGTCGTTTCACCGATTCCAGCGTTTAGGAATCTGACGAAGGCGGTGTCAGTAGCAGCACTTGACGCGCCAAGATTCAAGGCGAAAGAGAACGGCGAGAACACACGCAACCGACCGGCCAACAGTGGCGCATCGACGTACTGCACCGACCCAATCGACGTGACGAAGCCGCCCGTTGTGCTGGTCAGCGTTCCTGCATTGAGCGCGAACAACCCGTCTGTGTTGCTATCGGTAAAGCGTAGGCGTGTCGCCAGTACCGAATGCTCACCGTCGAGCGTCCATGTCCGCACCTCGCGCCGCAGAAGCAAGAACGGGTGGCCATCGGGAAAGTTGCCCGGCAGTCCTGGCGCGCCCAGCGAGAGCGTCAGCACGCCTGTCGTCGTCGGAATGGCATCTGCCGTGATTGGCAGCACCGCCCCACCGACGCGCAGTTCATCGCCGCGAATAACGCGGCCAACGTTCGGCGCGAGCCCACGGACCGCGAAGGGTGTTCCGGGGCCGACGCCGGCGGCGCGTGCTCCGTCCGCGGCCGCCGTCACGGTCACCCCGAGCTCGTTACGGCGAATCTCTTCAGCGGCTCCGCCGTTGACCGCGCTCCATGCCGTGAGGCCTTGCTCGTGGCCACCGTTGCGCAAGTACTGGCGCTCACCACGAGCTCCGTCGATTGGCACATCGCCAACCACGTATCCGTACTGGCGTACTGCGTCCGGCAACTCGATGGTCTCGAGCGCCGTGCCGGCGGCATCGGCGACGATCGACACATGTGGATCGCCAGAGGGCGGCAGCATCGCCACGACGACCTCGCCGTTCTCGGCGAACGCATCAAGGATCTCGGTGCGCGTGATGCCGTCCGCAAACTGAAGGAAGCGCGCCGGCAGGCCGATGTCGCCATGCGCGGCGAACTGGCCGTTTTGGACCACGGGCGAGCGGGATCCATACAACTCCCGCAGTTCGACCGCGAAGCGACCGCCGCCCAAGGGGCGCGAGCTCGCGACCCGCCACGCGTTCTCGCCGATGGTCGCGGCTTCGCTGTCGGCTGACGGCGGTTCTCCGACGATCCGCGCCACCGTGAACAACGCGTCGTAGTCCTCCTCGAGCCCATGATCCTGCAGCTGGCCACCGTAGAACAGCGGGACCGTCGGGGCGCTGCTGCCGACCTGCTCAAGGAAATCGACGTACTCCGTCATCCCGTCGGCGGACCGGCGCCACTGCAGCTCGAGCTTGGTCGCATCGAGCCAGCCTTGCAGGAGCTGCCCGTAAGTCCAGCGCGTGAAGGTAAGCGGAACCGACGCCGGGTACTCCACCTCACCAAGGGCGATGCCGGCCAGACGATCCGTGTTGGCGTTGGGAGCCACGAGCCGTGCCCAGGCGGCCGCGATCGTGAGGTTGAGATTGAAGGTGTAGATGCTTCGACCACCGAGCACTTCACGCACCAAGTCGCTGTCGCTCAGGTCGAAGATGCGTGGCTTCGCGACCACGCTGCACCGATTGGCCTCCACCCCGCGTGTCGGCCTGCCGCGGCGGTTGACTCGGAACTCGTGCCACGTCCCGTCCTCAAGATCGACGCGAATCACGGCACGGTTTGCCACGAGATCGTAGGCGATATCCGTGTGCAGTTCGAACCGGGCTTCACCACGCGCTCCCAGCTCGAATCGAATACCGCTGCGTGCCGGATCACAGGGGCCAAGGTCGGCCACGGCGATGCCACCGGCCGAGAGCCACGTCGACATGCGGGTGAGCTGCCAGCTCATGCGCGCCTCGCTGAGCCGAGGAAGCGTGCTTCCGACGACGCGATGCGCCCCAGCTCACGCGTGATCTGCTGCGTCACCTCGCGCGCAGCTTCAACGGGAGACAGCGCGCCAGGGGACATGCTGCCGATGTTCACAGTGATCGGTCCAATCATCACGGCCGCGCCGCCGGCTCCGCCAGCGAACGAGGGGAATGACAACGACGACAGCGAGGGCGTCGGGCCGCGACCGATGATCGCGTCGACAATCGCGCCGTCACGCGACGTGTTGATCGCCACCTCTCGCAGCAGCCCTGCGAGTGACTGCCCGGTGATCTCAGACAAGCCACCGAAGTCCTGCGTCAGACTGGTGGCATTGCCGCGCCCAGCACGCGCCGAAGAGGGTGAACTCGACGAATCGATACCAGCAGGTACCGCCGCTGCGGCCGCCGTCGCGGCCGTCGCGTAGCGTGCATTGATCTCCGCAAGATCGGCCTGATAGATCGCTTCGATCTGCGCGAGTACCGATTTGCCGAGCCCAAGGCTGCTCGCTTGGCGCAAGCGATCGTCGCGCTTTGCCGTCGCGGCGGCAATGTCCGCTTCGCGCCCACGGCCCTGCGAGCGGAGGAAGTCCTGAGAGACCGCCGCCGAGAACTCGGCGGCTTCCTGTGCGGCCTGTCGCGCCGCTGCGGCAACGTCACCCAACGCCGTGGCCAGACCGTCGAGACCCGAGTCGGTGTCGAGGAGCGCCGAGACGACTTCCTCGCGGGTCATCCCGAACCGCGTCAGGATCTCGGCGTCACTGAGTTTGTCGAGCTCACCGAACACGCCGCGCAGCGTCTCCTTCGCTCCCTCGATGCCCCCCAGCGTGTCGAGGTCGAAGGCGCTGAACAGATTCGAAAATGCCGTGCCAAACCCCTGCAGCGTCGTCGTGAACGCTTCGGTGCCGGTGAGGTCGAACAGCGACACCCGATTGCGGGCTCCTGAGCGGCTCGCTTCACGGGCAGCGCGTGCGGTCTCAATCGCCTCTGCGGCCGCTTCAGCGGCTGCCTCCAACGCCTCTGCAGCCGCGATCGATGCAGCCTCAAGCGCCTGCAGCTGGCGAAGCTGTTCGCGGGTCGCCTCGTCGGCGGCATTCCGCAGCTCTTCCTCGTTCTCCAGCCGCTTGCGCAGCGCCGCCGCTTCCTCGCCACGACCCTGCGCCTCCAAGGTGCGCACCGCGATGTTATCCTGCACTCGCTTCGCGGCGAGCGCCGCAGCCGCATCGAAATCGGCGATGGCGTCAACGAGCTCGTCACCGATGACGTCCTTCAGCTCGGCGAAGAGTTCCGCGGTGATGGTACCCGCATCGAACAGCGCCTGCGCTTCTGCCAGTGCGCTGTTGGAGAACGACGTTTGGCGCTGCACGAACGCACCGCGCTCGTCGCCGTTGAGTGACGCGCGACGTCCGGCGACATCACTGGCGACACTCTGCTGCTTGCGGAGGCGCTCCGCTTCACGCTGTGCGGCCTCGGCCTCTTGAATCGCCACCTTCTTGGCGACATCGGCGCCAGACAGCCGCGCCTCCTCGAGCTCTTTCTCGTTCGCGGCCAGCTGACGGATCGCGGCGGCGGCTGCGGTCTGCCCCTGCGCGGCCAACAGGCGTGCATCGTCTTCGAGCTCACCTTGGCGTGCCGCAAACTCGGCGGCGCGAAGCGCGGCCGCGACGAGCTTATCGTACGCAGCAATGGCCTTCTCGACGTCTTCCGCCGTGGGCCTCGTGGAGACCGCGGTGCGCTGATCGAGTCCCGCCACGCGAGGGGCGCCGGCGGCCAGCAGCGACGTGATGATTCCGCGGAACTGTGTCTGCAGACCGGCGAGTTCACGCTCGAGCGGAGTACCAGTCGCCTGCAGCTCGATGTTTCGTACAGAGGCTTTGGCCGACTGCCCGAGTTCGCGCAAGGCTACGGCGGTCGCCTTTGCTTGATCGGCGGCGGCTTTGGCCGACGAGTTCCACGCGCTGATGATGCCCACGCCGGCGCCGAACGCGCCGAGAAGGCCGGTGACGGCCGCCGTGGTACCAGCTGATCCGGCAGCCCCCCTAAGCGCGCCGACGGCGCCGACGTTCTGTTCCTGCCCGCTGGCGTCGGTGAAGATGCCGGCACGCTGCACACGGTTCAGATTCGTGAGCAGGTTCGCTGACTGCGACAGGATGCCTGCCATCCGGCGGCCGGCGTCGCCGAACGCGGCCGCGATACCCGATGCCGCGCTGGCCGCACGAGACATGTCGTCGGCAAGTCGACCAACACCGTCGAAGGTCTCCTTGGTGGGGAGGCTGAATGGGTTCTGGCCACCGAGGCTCTTGAGGGCCTCCTGCACCTTCTGCAGTCGCAGACGGTCCGCGATCTCCTCGCGAATCTTCTGGATCTGCTCTTCGGTGAGTGTGATGTTCGCTTCTTTGGCCCGCTGCTCCGCGTCGAGCACTGCGGCCGCCTGCGCCTGAACGATGAGATAGCGTTCGTAGGCCCCAGCGCCCTCGAGAAGGGCGGCGATCTCACGCTGCGTTTCCTCGTTATTCGTCCGACGAAGCGCCGATTCGTCGGCGAGCGCCTTCTGCAGCTTGGCCTGGCGCTCCTCGATCGCGCGCTCCGCCTCTTCGATCGCGGCTGCGGTGCCGAGCAGACTGGCGGCGAACGCCTCATCGAAGGCCTTGGCGGCGCGATCGAGCGCTTCCTTCGACTTGTTCGCTTCGCGCGTCGTCTTCTCGATGCTATCAGCAGTCGCGACAATCGGCTGCCCTGCGAGTCCGCGGCTCGCCGCCGGGGCATTCTTGGGATCAGTCAGCGCCTTGAAGTAGCGGTCGTACTCCGCGTTCAGCTCGTTGAGCTTCTTTTTCTCTTCGATGATGGCGGACTGCCGTTCGCGGTAGAATCGTGACGACTTTCCGACGGCACTGGCTTCGTCCGTGAGCTGCCTGATGCGCTCACGAATGGCGCTACGACCGTCGGTGAAGCCCTCGCCAGCGGTCCCACGCTCGATTTCCTGTAGGCGCTTGGTGATGGTGGCGAAATCCGCCGCATTCACCAGCCGCTTGATGTCGTCCTCCATCGCCTTCGTGGCCTCGGCAGCCTTCTCCTTTGCCTGGAGAAACAGCGCCACGATGGACGAGGCGACGATCGCGGTACCGGAGACGAGCTTGCCGCCGGGACCGAGCAGATCCGCGAAGTTGCCCACGGCGCTTCCCAGCGCGAGTACGCGAGCAGAGCCTTCAGCCTCCATGGCGTAGAGCGCCTGAGTGATTGAGGCCACGCCTTTGGCCGCTTTCTCAGACTGCTTGACCAGCACGTCGGTCGACCCGGCGACCTTCTGGTTGGCTGTCTCTGCAGCCTTCGTCGTTTCTTGTACCCGTACCTTGACCTTCTCCAACGCCGCGACGGCACCGTTGGCATCACCGGTGATCTGCGCGGAGAACTCCGTAGTACGACTGCTCACGAGGCGCCCTCTCGGCGCTTCGCCTTGGCATTCGCCTCAGCCACGCGCTGCGCTTCAGCGGCTGCGACAGCGGCGGCCATGGCCTCGGGAAAGCTCCACCGACGCATGAGATGGCTCGGGGGGACGCCGTGCTCGCTGGCGTAGCCGCTCAGGAAACCTGAAAGCGACAGACGTGAGCGCTCGGTGCGCTCCTCGTCTGGCATGGCGGCGGCCATGATCGCGACGGCTTCGAAGTGCAGTTTGCGATGCGCCACGAAGATGGCGAGGTAGTCTTCCGGGAGCAGGTGCTCCGTGAACTCCGGTGGATCGATCACCCCCTCGGATGGGAAGGGTAGGCCCACACCCTCCGTCAAGAGAATCCACGCCCACGTGCGGCACGCCATGCCCTGCGTCAGGGCCGTGAGGCCGCGTAGCTCCTCGTCGGGTGCACCCTGCGTGTCAGCGAGCTCAGTGACGAGGCGAGCGACAGGTCGCATGATGGCATCCAAGGAGTCAAGCCACGACAGCGCCCAGGCGCTCTTCGGATAGACCAGTCGATCACCAATCGAAAGCGTGACCGAGACGGGCTGCCGAGCGGCCGCCGCGCGCACCGTGTTTTCGAGCAAGGTGGCGTCTGGGGCCTGGGCGCTGCTCGATGCCTCCAAACGGCCCGCGAATCGCGTCAGCTGCGCGAAACAGGCGATCCACCCGTCGAACCCGATAAGCCCGTTTTCCGGGCCGCCTGGCCACACCGCCGCGAGCTCCTCGGCCGTCGCAAGCTGCTGGCCAAGGAGCTGCTCGCGAAGGGCGTTGCACCGGGTGCGCAACGCCTTCGCGGTGTACTGCCGAGTCGTGCGTCGGCCGTTGGGCCGACGCCGCGAATCCTCGTGCGGTGTGATCACAGGTCGGAGCCGCTTAGGTGTCCGACACCCAAAACACGATGTCCGTGAACTTGACGGACACGCCCCACACCGTCGGGCTGCCCTTGCCGACGAACTGCGCCGAGACATTCACCTCGGGGAAGCAGTTCATGATGTCGGCGTTGAGCGTCTTGCCGGAGACGAGCAGGCCCTTCGCACGGAGGCAGAAGTTCGCCGCGGAGCCGATGGTGCTGCGCCCGATGAGCAGGCGATACGGATCAGCGGTGGTGCCGTTGCCCTTGATCGCGTCCTCATCTGCGCCGTACGCTGTGGCGATGTTGCGCAGCGACGACTCACGCAGCGAGAACGAGAACTGCTGCTCCGGCGTGTCGCCGTCGATGTACGCGATGGCGGCGCGAGAGTTGGCCGCGCCAATGCCTGTCTTCGAGGCGGCCGTCGTGAACGTGCCGCCAGCATCTTCGATGAACCCGAGGTCCTGGCGGGTGACCTTCTTGATCGCCGCGCCGGCCGGCTGGGCGAGCATGAACGGACGCAGCACAGGAATCGGCGCCGACGAACCCGGCTTGGTGCCCAGTTGGTTGAGCTCGAGCCCGCCCGCGCCGTCGACGAAGACGTAGTCGCTGCTGGCGAACGAAGCGAACGCCGTCACGGTCACGGCCGCGGCGTCGGCAGTAATCGGCGCGGAGATCGTGTCCAGCACCGGCGTGGTGGTCGGGATGTAGAACTTCTCAATCGATCGCAGGAACCGGGCAAGCTCGGCTCCGTTGTTGAGGCGCTGGCTCATGGGTCAGGTCTCCGGGGCGCCGAGCGCCCACGTATCTGTGGCGGTAAAGGGGATCACGAGCGCCAATGCGACTTGGCCGGATCCCGGAACGGGTTCCTGTGTCAGCAGCGACAGCTGCGACGGCAGGCTGAAGTACTGTCCTTCGAGCTGCAGGCCATCGGTGCGAAGCGTGCGGAACGCCGTGTTCAGGCAGGACCGAACCGCGCGCATGATGCGGTGTGCGGCGGCCAGAGCGCCCGCATTCTGTCCGTCCGTCGCAACGCCCACGAGGAGCACCACGATGGTGGCCGTGTCTTCCACCGGATCACTCGACATCGGCGATCCGGCGATCTGCAGCTCTTCACCGACGTTGATCTGCAGGGCCCAGAGATCGGGTATGACGCCTTCCACCGGTGCGGCTCGTGCGACCCAGTCTTCATCGACGGCGTTGAACACGGCCACTTCCGGCGGCTCGGCGTCGCTCTCACGCCGCGGGACGAGCACCCGCAACGCATTGACGCCGTTCTCCGAGTCCGCGAGGACCTCCGCCACCCAGCGAGGCAGGGCAGGGGCGATCATGCGCGCTTGACCTGCAGGACGTAGAAGTCGAAGAGCGATGTCGGACGTGCGAGCGGTTGATCAATCACGTACGACACACCGCGCGAGGGGATCGAGACCGTGAGGCCCATCACCGTGGCCAGCCCAGCAAACGCCCCGCGCTTCACCTTGAGTACAAGCCGCTGCGACTGCGTCGTCTGCCCGGCGGTCTCCTGCTCGAGCACGACGTCGTCCAGCAGCCCACGCTTCACGGTGGGCGCTGCGGTGATCTCCAGATCCTCGCCGAAGTCGTCGAGGATCTGGTCTGCGTCACCAGGCTGAAACGGAGAAGGGCTCACGGTCTCGCGTCTGCTTAGGAGGCGTTCAGCACCTTGAGGACACCGCACGCGTTGACGCGGCGCGGTACCACGAGCGGAGCCGACTGCGACATGATCCAGCGCACTGACGGGTCCGGCGTCACCCACGACTTCGGGAAGATCTCCAGCGCCTGCATGCCGGCTTCTTCGTCCTGAATCGCGCCCTGATGTTGCACGCCTTCGATCGCACCGACGCAGAGGGCATGGCCGCCCGCCATCGTATTCGTTTCGGTGCCGTTCGCCGCCGTGAAGAAGCCGGTGTACAGCCAAATGCGATAGCCGCCGTACGCGCCCTTGTACTGCAACCCTTCGGCGACAGGCTCCATCGACATGATTGTGCCGGCGTCGTACTTCGGCAGCTCGAGGTCTCGCTCGACTTTCTTGTTCTTGCGGAACGCCTTCCACGCAGCGGCATCAAGGATTACGTCAAGGATCGGCGCGCCAGCGAGTTCGACTGTCGTCTCCGACAGATCGTCGAGGTTGTCCATCGGGTTCGAAGTGGTCTCCGACCAGCGGTTCCCACCTGTGAGGTTGTTGGCGACCGCGCTCGCCTCAAGCCGGGCACTCCGGCCGAAGTTCACCACGGTGCTCGGGTACTTGTCGCCGACGACTGTCACGCGGCCGCTGAACAGCGCTTCAAACGCCATCGCTTCCTTGCGGCGCATAATGCGGTCCATCTGATCCTGCAGCTCGTTCGCGAGCGCGAGATCGCGGCGCTGCTCCGGGCTCAGACTGCCCCCGATCGCTTCGCCCATGCTGCGACGGAGCGCGCGGTCGGGCGTCCATCGAGCTTTCTCCTTGACGTAGGCCGGGGTGAAGGTCTCGACGCGCTGGCCGCGCATTTCCTTGACGGGTGCTTCGACCAGGGGATGCACGAACGGCGCAAGGAACCGCTGGCCTTCGTCGATGTCGAAGTGGATATACTCGTCCTGCGACTGCGTTGTGGTGCCGAAGAACGCATTCAGCAGGCCGGTGTTCGGCCGCTTGAGGTTTTCGAGAACGCTGAGCAGGGTGTTCGTGGTGAACGGCCCGACGGACCCGACGAACAGCACGGGGGCGATCGGAAGCTCGGTGGCCACCGGCGCCAGCGCCGCCGGGGCAGTGAGGAGCGACAGCAGGCCGACGATGATCGCGAGGACGAGCAGCGGCACCAGCATCAGCAGCGAGAAAGCGCTGAAGAGGTTCGGGAGCGGCGCCGGATAGACCGGCATGGAGGCGCCGAGGGGCGCCCCGTTGAGAGTGGCGCCGAACACGCCGTGGATCTTGCGGAGCAGGATGCGCATGACTGAGTGATCTCCTGTGATGGCCTAGCGACGCTTACGCGTTGCCGACGGGGATGAGGTGAATGCCGCGCGTGCGGAGCACGTCCCGCGCACCCGCGACCGTCAGGCCAGCCCCGATCGACAGCTGGTTTTCGCCGAACTCGCCGCGCTCATAGACGAGCACTTCGGTGGCCGCCGCCGTGGCATCCGCCGCCATCGCGACGATGCCGTGCGGACGGCTTGACCCGTCGGTCGCCGCGGCTGCGCAGCGGAGCACCGCGCCCGTTGCGGCGACGGTGATGGTGAACGCGTCACCGGCGACGAAGTCCGTCGCGCCGTCCGCGATGGTGAACACCACCGGGCCGGTCGCGGGCGTGCCGACATTCACGCGGCCGATGATCACGCCGTCCGGATCTTCAATCGCGAACGTGCCGCCGTTGGCGGCCGGTTCGATGCACACCGCGCGGTAAACACCCGCGCGAGCATTGGTGCCGAGCGAGAGCGTGCCGATCGTGCCGTTGCCGGTGTTGCCGGCCACCGCCGCACCGACCGGCGTGGCGCTGAGCACGAGGCCGACGATGGCGCCCAGCGCCAGCGTGCCGGTGGCGAGGGTGAACTTTCGGGTTTCGACGGGCAGGTAGCCTGCAATCAGCGGAGCGCGCTGCTCCGTCGCGGAGCGGTACGAGGCGAGGGGACTGGTCATGATGGTCTCCGTGTGGGAGCGCGGTTAGCCGCGCGGCTTGCGGGCAACTGCCCGCGGGTTGAACAGCGCCGTGGTGGCGAGGATGCGTTCTGCGTCGCTCAGCCGACCACCGGCGTCCGCGATCGCGCTTACGCCACCGTTCTGTGTGAGATCGGCTTCGTCGCCGGCCAGCTGGCTGAGGCCAGCCGCACGGACACCCGTTACCTTGCCAGTGAGAAGGCGATGCGCGGCGGCTTCGGGAGTGCAGCTCGGATCGTTGACCATGGTGATCAGCGACTCCAGCGACGCCTTCGAAGCCAGCGCCAGAATGCCGGAGATGCGCTTCCGCTCTGCGGTGCGTGCCGCCGTCAGCGCCTTCTGGAATGCCGACGGCTTTGCACGGCGGGCCGTGGTCTCCTCTTCGTCGGCCTGGTCTTCGCTGGCGGTATTCTCTTCATCGTCCGCCACGTCATCGCTGGCGTCGGCGTTCTCCTCATCAGCCGGCCCAGCCGTCGCGACCTCGAGCTCGTCTTCGGCGAGCCACGCATACGCGTCTTCGCCGTCGCCTACACGCACCTGATAGAACGAGCCGTCGCGCACCTCAACGACGGTGCCGATGTCTCCCTCGGCGATGCCAACATCGCGCGTGACGAGTGAACGCACTTCCGCGTTCGCCTCGAACGCAGCCGCTACTGCTGCGGCTCGCTTTGCGCCGATCCGCTTCAGTCGCGGCATGGGCTCCTCTTTGGTTAGTGCGGCACGTGCCGCCGTGGTGTTTTCGCCGCTCTGATCATCTGCAGAGCTGCGCCAAGTGCCGCCCGCCAACTCGGCGTGCAGCGACTCGTAGGTGCCGACGCGATCCGCGAGACCGGCGCTTACCGCACGAGCGCCAACAAGGACCGCGCCTTGGCCAAACCGCGCGTCGACATCGTCGCGGGATACCCCGCGGTACTCCGCCACTGTGTTCAGAAACACATCGGCGATGTCATCGACCATCTGCTGCCACGCACGTCGTCCTTCGTCATCGACCGGTGGACGATTCTTCTCCGGCGTCTGCGAGCTAGTGATGACGATCTCGCGCAGTCCGTAGTTCTCGAGGTACTTCGCGGTGTCCAGATACGCGACCTGTGCACCGAGACAGCCGACAATGGCTGTTTCTGCACAGACGATCTCGTCGCACGCGGACGCGAGCCAATAGGCGGCACTGCACGCGTCTCCCTCGACAAACGCCACGATTGGCTTCTGCCCTCGTGCGGCGCGCAGAATGCGTGCGAGCTCCTGGCATCCGTTGACGTGACCCCCGGGGGAGTCGAGCGTGAGGATCAGTGCCTTGATGCCGGGGTCACTCAACGCCTGTGTGATCTCGTTCGCGAGTACATCGTAGCTGTCGTACCACCACGACAAGAACGAGGAACTGGAGACGAGCGGGCCGTAGATTCGGATCTGCCCAACGCCGTTCCTCGTCGTGAGCCGAAACGAGTACTCGACAGATTCTTCTGTCTCACCGGACACCGCTTCGGTCGTACGCGACACCGATTCCACCGGCGTCGTCATGAAGCGTTCTGCGTCTGCGAGTACGCGCTCAAGGCCAGCGGGAGAGATTCCCCATGGCTGGCCGAGCACCGCTCCTGCCACCTTCTGCCGCTGCACGCGGCGTGCTTGGCGACGTGGTGCTGTGCTATTCCTTGGCATCGGTCTCCTCGGTTGTCCCTTCCGGCGGCGTTTCGTTGTCGTCTGTCGGGACCGTGGCCCCGCGGCCAGCCGTGATGATCTCCGTCGGCGCGAGTCCATCCGCCACACGGCGATTCTTCTCGCGCACGAGCTGCTCGTGCACAGCCTCCCACGACTGCCCTGTGAGCTGCGGCGCCTCCAACGCTCGAGTAGAGAACCCGGCGTCGACGCGTAGAATCGCGGCGTTCACTTCCTTGAGCGGATCGAGCTGCGTTACAGTCGGGCCGGCCCACATCGCACCGAGGTAAGCCATGCGCGTCATCGGATCTTCGAGGAAGCCCGGCGCCACGAGAAGACCGCGCTGCACGGCTTCCCAGATGATCCACTCGTAGATCGGCTGACAGAACGTCTCAACGAGCCAGTCTTGCTGCGCATCGAATGCGCGCCACGCTTCCTGCAATGCGGCGCGAGACGCCGAATAGGACGAGTTGAATTGCTTCAGGAGCAGCTCGCGCGGGATGCCGAGCGCGACGCCCATGAACGTCGAAATGGAGCTCACGAAGGGATCGAACTGCGCGTTCGGCCGCCCGGGGTTCGCGATGCTGATGTCGTCACCCGCCGGCAGTTCAACGACCGCACCTTGTCCGAGCTTCACATTGTCGCCGGCGCCGATCGGCAGCGTGTCGGCGTCCTCAAGATCCGCCAGACTCTTGCCGTCTTCGACGCTACCGGTGCGCTTGATGAATACGGTGAAGAACGAGGCGATCACCGCTGCAGCAAGCTCGGAGTCAGTGAAGCGATCCAGCTGCTTCAGCTGACGAATGACCGGTGCGAGATACGGCACACCACGCGTCTGATTCACACGCTGCTGCTCGATGATGTGCAACACCATCGGCAGGCCGCTGCGCGACCCATAGGCCGGCACGAAGTCGTACTTCGGGAATCCCTGCCCGAAGCCGGCTTCGCTTGGATGGTGACTCGCGATGTAGAAGCCGGTGGCCGCGCCGTACTGATCCAGAACGATCCCGTCGCGGAGCGTTGGGGTGTTCATGTGCCCCGTCGGATTGCCGACACGATCCGCCTCAAGCAGCTGAATCTTCAGCGCGAGGACATCACCCGCCCGAGGTACATATCGGCGCAAGGCGAACGCATCGCCGCCAGAGAGGACGGAGCGGAGGGCCAGTCGCTGCATCTGCGGGAAGGAGTTCCTTCCGGCGACGTCGAATCGCTTGGAGTAGGCAACCGCCTTTACGATGCGCATCGCATCGCGCTGCCATGCAGACGCTTCCTGCTCTGTCAGGCCGAGATAGTCTCGGTCGATCTGCGGCGTGGGGAGGAGGCCTCCCCCGACCACGTTGTCCAGCCGAGTGAGAAGAGCGCCCGTCGCCAAGGGCGCATTGCGCTCGAGGTCTCGGGTGCGTGCCCTGAGCGCTGGCAGGTCACCGAGGATGTCTTGATCCGGGGATCCCAACCCGGGCAGCCACGCCATCAGCTCGCGGACATCAGTGCGGGCGCCCTCGTAGCCACCGCGGCCGAAGAATGCCCGTGCTTTCGGCTTCTTCGCCTGCTGCAGGCGAGGCAGTGCAGCGCGGGTGTGGCGCTTCACCGGTGGACCACGCCGTAAATGCGAGTGCGCGTGCCGCGAACCAGGCGAGCCAGCTCGTCGGCGTAGTCCTTCTCCAGCTCGCGAAGGCTCTTGAGATCCGCACGAGTCATCGCGCGACCTTCGGCGGAATACGCCTGGCCACCGGAGACGATGCGGCGGATGGCATCTCGAACGGACGCAACGTCCGTTTCGAGTTCTGCGATGCGGGCTGCGCGAGTAGTGGTCACACGCGCACACTAGGAACGCAACCAGACTTACGCCTTCTGACTGGTTGTCGTTTTTACAACACCCCCCTTAAAAGGGGGCAAAAACCGTCGGTCGCTTTATAGATGGGATTGGCACGAGTTTCCGAAGTGTTGTCGTTTTCACAACACCCCCCTGCTCACGACTCGCGGACGTACGCGCCGCCCCGCTCCAGAGAGCTGCGAATCATCCACGGAACTGTCCGAATCGTCACTTCGGGCACACTCATGGCGCGAGAGGGGAACCCTGAGAAGCGCAGGGCCACCGTGCTGCGCGGTGCGGCAGAGGTATCCCTGCTCGACGAGACTAGTGAGTGCCCGCGAGACGGCAGCTCGATCAAGGTCCAAGTGCTGCTCGATGACCAGCAGTTTCAGGACACGCGCTTCGACGACGTCGAGATACTCGATGGCCGCCCGAAAGACCTGCAGCTCGCGCGGGCTCACCTTCGTATCGCTCAGAATCTGACGAAAGATCGGGATCTCGAACTGCATCAGTACACGCCCTTCGAGACGACACGAGGGCGGGTGCGTGAGCGAGGCGGTGCTTGTGACGCGGTGACGGCATGAGGAGGACTGGTCAGCACACTGACCACCTCTGCCGATTCCGCCGCTGCGAGTTTTGCGAGATCCTGCAGAACACGGCTGCCTAGCGAGACTAGAGCCGCATACGCGTACACCGTGGTGTCTAGTACTTCGTTGGCAAGATCCTTCGCCTTCTTTCGCCATACGCGAATCGGGCGCCGATTCCGGTACTCTGTCTTCAGCTCCTCTGCCGTGAGCTGCAGGAAGAACGCGGCATCGAGCCCCGCCGGGAAGTTCACGAATTCGGGGCCGCGCTCCTTTACGATCAGCCGTCCGAAGAACATGTCCTTTACCGTGTCGATGCCGACGATTCGGGAGCGGATGTTCTTGCCGCTCCGACGTCGCGTCTCCTTCGGTGGATCTGCGATCACCGGTCGCCCGCGGCCTTCCTTACCCTGAATCGGGATCACCTTCGCGCCGTTTGGGCCCACGAAGCGTCGTGCGAAGCGATGCACGTGTCCGGTCTGGTACTTCGCATCGATGCACGTGGCCGCGATATAGCGAGATCTTCCCGCCTCGTCGGTGAAGCCTTGCTGTAGGTACGCGCTGACCTCGCGCCACGTCTTCTCGAGCGCTGGGTCGCCTTCGATGATCTTCCAATCGATGACCCATGACTGCTCGCCGGCGCCGAATCCCCAGACGGTGAGGTGCACGCTGTCACCTTGCACGTCGCCGCCACAGGTGAGAAGACGGACGCCCTTCGGGACCTGAGCGCGGTACACCTCTGCACGCTGCTGCAGGAAGCTCGAGCTGACCGCCGAAGACTTCTCAGCATAAGGCAGTCCGCAGATGTTGTTGACGAAGGTGCGCATCTTCGCCGGCGAGCGCACCGCTCTGGAGAAGCGCTGGGCGATACGCGTCCACGAGATCAGCGGCGAGATGAACGCGGGAATGTGAAATCCCTCAGCAAGCCGACCGGCATGACGCGGCCGCCATTCACCTTTCGCGAGCATTCTGCTCTTCTCCCACTCGCTGATCAGGCATGCGCATTCCTCGCAGACGTACGACACCGTACCGGGTACCACCTCGCCAGCGGAGTCCTTGTCCCAAACAAAACGTGCGTCGCCGCTGCTGTTGTCGTCTCCATCCTCCATACCGTCTCGCCAGCGCAGCACCTGCTCGTGCTCGCAGTGAGGGCAGGGCATGTACCAGTCGTTCCATGTCGATCGAGTCAGCTCGTCGTAGATGCGAGAAGAGCCGGACACCGTCGGCGTTGATTCGAAGTACTCCTTGTAGTCCCAGAACGTCTCACCACGCGAGCGCGCGAGTTCGATGGGATCACCATCCTCGCTGAGCTCTGCGATGATGTTGTCCACCTCTGAGAACCAGATGCGCGCTGCAGAGATCGATCGGAGGTCCGACGAGGAGCGGGCCGTCAGGAGGTCCAGCGTACCGTTGGGGAACTCCTTGTGCGCGATCGCGTCATTTGAGTCACGCAGGCCAGACCGATCGAACAGTCGTGCCAGCCGGGGTGTCTCATCGATCATGGGATCGAGACGCGTCATGGACCACCTGCGGAGCAGCTTCTCTGTAGGCCATACCGACAGCATCGGCGCCGGCGCCTCGTCCATGGTCCAGCCCACCCAGTTCTCGCCGATGGTGGTACCGGCAACCTGGGCGCCCTTCATCACAACAACGGTTTGAATCCGCGGGTCTGTAAGCGCGTCCATGATCCCCTTCAGGTAGGGGATGCGGTCGTTCCGGAACCGTCCGCCCTCGGAGCTGCTCGAGCTGGGCAGCACGCGATGCTCTTCAGCCCACGCCGCGATTGAGAGCGGCGTGCGCGGTGCGTATGCCGTCGCCGCCTCACGCTGAACATCGGCGAGCAGCTCCGAGACGCTGGTCTCGTAGGACAGTGCCGGAAGAGCCGTCATACCGAGGCCTCGAGCTCAGACTGCTCTGCCGTCTCCGTGATGGCGCGCCATGCCTCGGGTAGCCGCAGATCCTTGATCTGATCTTCCGCGATCTCGGAAGCGGCCTGCACGGCCGCCGCGGTGTCCGGCAGTGAGACCAGCCGGTGAGCAAACCGACGCGGCCCTTGGCGCAACACGTTTGCGAGCTGCGTGTGCAGTGATCGGATCACGCTGACTGCTGCACGACGCTCAACGAGCTCGCTGCGCTCCTTCCGAAGCTTCAGCTCCTTCAGCTCGATGTCGGCCAGCTGCTCCCGTTCGTAGAGCTTTTCGGGTTTGTCCTCCTTTTGCGCGAGCACAGTCTCTCTCCACCACGCGATGAACTTCGGCGCATCGAATTCAGCGGAGACGCCCGGGCGCCCGCGCGATTCGCACGGGGCGCCCTGGTCTACCCACTTGGCAATCGTTGGGCGAGTTACGCCAAGCAACGACGCCATTTCCCCGGCATTCACCCGCAGGCGGTTTTGTCCGCCCGAAGTGGTGCCAGATGCAGCGGGTTCGGCTGGTTGCTTTCCTTTCGCCACGCGGATTACAGAGAGGAAACGGGGAAACAAAACAAAAGTGAGAATATTCCGCGCCGATCACATAGACACTGATCTCGGTCTGCGGCTGCCCGATGGGTGCCCCCCCGGCGGGAGGACCCGCGAGTGGGACGAGACGCGCGGGCGTGGCACGGTTTGTGGCGCGAGGTCACGCGCGGCTCGGGAGCTGCGGCACGAGCTGGTGATCGACCGCGTGCTGCAGTTCGTCGAGAATGTGCATGAGGTCTGCGCGTTCGCCGGCACTGAGCTTCAGCAGCGGGGCGTGCTTGAGCGTGTCTCTCCAGCGTCGCGCCTTGCCAGTCACCATTCGCGCCTCTTCTTTCGTGTTGATCATCGGCTATGCGTTGTTGTGAGTGAGAGACTGCGTGCGCGTATCGAGCTGACCCATGGCTGCGGCTCCCATCCATCGTCCTCGAGGGGCGGAGTAGGCACGCGTAACAACCGCTGCCCACGTTCGTCGAACCTCTCCGCCTTCCCCTGACGCTCCAGTCTCAGCACCGCCCATTTGATGGATTTCCATGGGCGGCCCGTGAGCTCCGACAGATCGCTCATTGACGTGGCACCACGCTCCTCGAGCACCTGAAGGACCAGCTGCGTGACCTGCAGGCGCGTGACGGCTTCCACGCCCTCCGTAAGCAATCGATCCGTGGGATACCAGTACGCCGTGCGCTTACTGCCCGTCTGTGCCGTTGGCGGACCAAACTCGCGACGCAACAGTCCACGACGGGCTAAGTCGCTGCAGAACGCCGACAGCGGCTGTACCGCTATCTCCTCGCTCATGTGCGCGGCGATGCGCGATGTTGGTAAACCCGGACGCTTGAGCACGTGAGTCAGGATCTGTACGGTAACGGTCTGCGACGGCTTCATCATAGCTCATCCTGCTGCAGTGCATTCGAAGCCACGTGCCGAGCTTTCTGTCGGAGCTTCCGTAGCTGATCGCGTGACTTCTCGTCCAACGTGCCGAGTGTCACTGCGATCTCGTGGATGTTCATCGCCTTCCGCAAGAGCACCGCGGCGCGTTCAATCTCCTGCACCAGCTTTCGATCTGCTTTCGCCTGCAGCTGATCTGCCGGATGGATGGAGTCCAGTGACAGCGTCTCAGACACGGCGCACCTCTGGCGTGAAGGACACCACCCACACCCACGGATTCGCGTCCCAGCCAAAGCCACGTGAGGCGTTGAGCGAGTCCCAGAGCCGCCAGTAACAGATACGCGGTGTGAAGAAGTCGCTCGGCTGCTTTGGCTGCCGTGCGATGTAGTTAGTCTCAGCGCCGTCCAAGCGGCTCTGCCACCGCACACCCTCGGCTCCTACGTCGGAATCACTGATGTTCTGCAACCGCTCCACGCGCACGTCGGTGATTTCGAGCGTGAGGCGTGAGGCCCAGCGCGGCACGTGGATGGACGGGCGAAACGCGTAGCCTGGGTACTCGCTCCCTTGGTACGTCAGCTCGTGGTCGAGCGGCCGCTCGTAGCGGACCTTCTGGCCGAACGACATAGCGAATGTCCACCGCTGGCGACC